GGTCACGGCAGAGGAAGTCCGCTACATGGCGGGTGAACTCGAGGATGCCCTGGGTGGTGTCTACTCGATCCTCTCGCAAGAGTATCAGTTGCCCTACGTCATGCGTGTTATTGACCGCCTGACAAAGCAGAAGAAGCTCCCCTCGCTGCCCGATGGTGTCGCCAAGCCAACTATTGTTACTGGTCTGGAAGCACTGGGACGTGGTCATGATCTTACCAAATACGACATGCTGCTCAAAGCACTCGCGCCCCTCGGGCCTGAGGTTCTGGGCCAGTACATGAACGTGGGTGATTACATTACCCGTATCGGCACCGCCCTCGGTATCGACCTAGACGGTCTCGTGAAGACCCAAGAGCAACTCGAGAAAGAACGGGCAGAAGCTCAACAACAACAACAGCAACAGATGATGGCTCAGATGGCTGAGAAAGCTGTCCCCGCCGTAGCCAAAGAAGGCTCCGAGGCAGTCCGTCAGTCTGTACAACCTCAAGAAGGCTAAATCAACATGGTAGAACAAGTAACCATTAAAGCAGACGAGAAAGATGATAGTCTGGAAGCTGCTGCCGCCGCACAAGATGCTGACAAGGCGTTAAGGATGAACCAAAGCTGAACGGTGAGGATGAAACCCCAGAGCGCCCTGAGTGGCTCCCTGAGAAGTTCAAGACACCTGAGGACATGGCTAAGGCCTATGCTGAACTCGAGAAGGCCAAGAGTAAAGGCGAGGCACCTGACGACAAAGACACTGACGCTACCGCTGAGAAGGCTGTCGATGAAGCTGGTCTCGATATGGATGCCCTTAGCAAGGAGTACGCTGAGAGCGGTGAGCTGTCCAAGGAAAGCCTTGAGGCGCTCTCTAAGGTTGGCATCACTGAGGACATGGTTCAGTCCTACATCACAGGTCAGGAAGCTCAGGCCGCAGCGGCCCAGAAGGAGCTGCTCGAGCCTATCGGTGGTGACATCGAGGCGTACAATAAGCTGACCGCGTGGGCCGGTGATAACCTGTCAGATGCTGAGGTTGACGAGTTCAACTCGGTCCTCGAGACGGGTAACCCCTCGGCGGTCAAGATGGCCATTCGTGATCTCTCGGCCAAGTACGAGGGTGTCAACGGTACTGAACCCGGTCGTCAGCTCTCGGGTAAGCCGAATACCTCAGGTTCTGCCGTGTACGAAAGCACTGCTGATCTAATGAAAGATATGTCTAATCCTGAGTACGCCAAGAACCCCGCGTTCCGCGCCAAGGTCGAGGCCAAGCTGGGACGATCCAATATCCTGTAACTTCGGAGGAACCGATATGGTTTCGAACGTACTCACGGGAGGAGGTGATCCTTAGTATCTCCCTGATGGAGGGACAGGGTAACTCTTTCCTCTGCAAGGTACATTAAACCTCAAGATCATGTCCAGATCAAAGAACTGCTCCAAGAGATAAATAACGACCCGCTGGGGGCCTTAGAAGGGTCCCCGGCGCATTCCTGAAGACACCAGTAGAGGGCCGACCTATTGAACCGGTCCGCTGCTGGTGTCTCCACGAGTGCGTCTAGCTAACCACTCTATCCCACCAAACAAGACAAGAACAACGAACTCACAACCGTGAGGCCCTCTGCGGAGGATAACCCATGAGACGTGGCGCTGTGGAGTCCTGAGGTGAACCGCGCAATTCGCGCAAATACCCTTCATAAAACTTCAAATCCTCAGAAAGGATTACCCAATGACTGCTGCTAACCCTAGCCGCGTTGGTCAGGCCAATCTCGCCGGTACCAACGACGCCCTGTTCCTCAAGGTGTTCTCGGGCGAGGTTATGTCCTCGTTCAACGCGAACACCGTAATGGCCGACAAGACCCGCGTTCGTAACATCACGAGCGGTAAGTCGGCACAATTCCCTGCCATCGGTCGCATCAAAGCTAAGTACCACGTTCCCGGCTCTGAGATTCTTGGCAACAAGGTCGAACATGGCGAGAAAGTCGTGACCATTGATGACCTTCTGATCTCCGACAGCTTCATCGCCAACATTGACGAAGCCAAGAACCACTATGAGGTTCGCTCGGAATACTCTATGCAGATGGGTGCTGCCCTCGCGCAAACCTATGACCGCTCGCTGATCTCGTTGGCTGTCAAGACCGCAGCCGCTGCTGACGATGGTGCCGTTGCTGACCAAGGTGCTGCGACCAACACCAACATTGGTGAAAACCCAACAGTCTCTACCATCGTTGAAGCTATTTACCAAGAAGCTGCTGCCATGGATGAACTGTACCTGCCAGCCGATGATCGCTTTGTGATCGTCTCGCCTTCGACATACTGGAAGCTCGTACAGAACGACAAGCTGGTCGACCGTGACTTCGGTGACAACGGTTCGTACTCCGCTGGTACTATCATGAAGGTTGCAGGTATGTCCATCGTGAAGTCGCCCAACCTCGGCATCGACCACACAGCGAACACCGCTGAATACCCTAACTTCAACACGAAGTACATGACGGACACGACGGGCATCTCCGCTCTGGTCAATGCAGCGCACCGCGCTCGCCACCGTCAAGTTGATGGAGCTGGCTTCCGAGACGCGAGTACGACATCCGCCGTCAGGGCACCCTGATGGTCTCCAAGATGGCTTGCGGCCACGGCGCTGTCCGTCCCGAAGGTATCCGTACGCTGACCGCTGCCTAATCCTTCCTGTATGGTAGCGATTACCTAAACGACAACACCCTCTCTCGTATAGCACGAGAGGGGGTATTTTTAGCCTACCCGAGAAAGGATCGCTGATGGCTTACCTCATCACGCCAACGACGGAACTCGAAGCCGTCAATGAGTGCCTCGAGAACATCGGACAGTCGCCCGTGAGTTCAATCTCAGGTGACATCAGTGTAGATGCTCAGATTGCTCTCAACTTCGTACGCAAGGTGAACCGTGAGCTGCAATCCAGAGGTTGGCACTGGAACACCGATAAGAATTACCCCCTGACGCCTAACAACTATGGGGACATTGTACTCCCGTCTGGCACGATGGCCGTCCGTAGCTATGGGGAAGACGAGGGGCGAGACGTGGTCCTTCGAGGGCCTACTATCTACGACCGTGATAACCGCACACACCAGTTCACTGAGGTTGTGAAGACTCAGATCACTATTGCCCTGACATTCGAAGAACTCCCCGAGCAAGCCCGTCGGTACATCGCGTTGAAAGCGGCAAGGGTCTTCCAAAACAGAGTGGAAGGTCGCGAGGACGGAAGTGACATGCGCGACGAGATGCAGGCCATGGCAATCCTCATGGCTGACGAGCTTCGAAGTGAGCGCAACAACGCACTCACTGATAACTGGACCACTACTGGCACCATACGTCGCCACCCGTTCGGTTACCTAGAACGATAATTAATATCTAAAAATGGAGTAATCCCCACCATGGCATTCGTGGCAAACACGATCCCCAACCTCGTGTCTGGGGTTTCTCAACAGCCATCGTCTTCACGCCTGAAAACATCAGGTGAGCAGATGGTGAACGCGTTCCCCTCAGTGGTCTCAGGGTTGATCAAGAGACCGCCCTCGGAGTTCGTCCGTGAGCTATCCCCAAACATGGCCGTGAGTGACACCGCAGCGGTCCACATGATTAACCGTGACGCAAACGAGAAGTATATCCTCGTGTGTGGCGATGGGGACCTAGAGTTGTATGACGAGGAAGGGACAAAGCAGACCGTATCGTTCCCCAATGGGAAGGATTACCTGCCCACCGCCGATATCTGGCGCAAGATGCGCTTTGTCACAGTGGCTGATACCACGTTCATGCTCAACACGGATATTATGGTTCAGGCAACAGACATCCCTGAGGCATCTCCATCCCTAAAGACCGTGGGGCAGGTAACCATCAATCAGGCCGTGGACAGCTTCACGTACACCATTACAGTCGATGGGACGACCTACGCGGAGTACACATCTGCCACACCGCAGGAGGAAATCATTAACCACGACGCCGGTGTTTATATTATCCAAGAGGGAATCCCCTCAGACACTCTCTTAGACATCACTACAGGTCTATTCAACGACATGGTCGCCCGAGGCATCTCCGCTGAACTAGCGTACACCACGATCACCTTTGATGTCACTGACGATGCTACCGTCGCAGGACCCCCCTACGTCACCACCAGCACGTCGCAAATACCAATCACTGGTGTTGGCGGCTTTCGTCAGAACCCGGCACTGAAAGGCTCCGTGTTTATCAAGAAGGCTGTGGCCTCAGTGAACTATGCGGTCTACGTGGGAGATACCCTGGCTGGATCGACGGTCACAAGCTCCAACACAACTGCAGGTACTGCCCTTGAGGGCACCGCAGAGATCGCTCGAAATCTGGCAGCGGGCATGCGGGCCAATGGTTACTTAAGCGCAGAGGCCGTGGGCACAACCGTCACGCTGGACATTGCAGCTGGAGAGAAGCTCACCGTTCTCGATGAGTTTGGTGGTGGCTCTATGGAAGCCTATACGGACACCATTCAGGCGTTCGATGATCTGCCTCCGAGTGAACTCAATGGTCGCTTGGTGAGAATTCAAGGTGACTTGGGGGGAGCCGGCAGTAGCTATTGGGTCGAGTTCAAGGATGGTATCTGGACCGAGAGTGTTGGCTATGAGGCCAAGCGCGGTCTGGACGCGGCAACCATGCCCCACGTTCTCGTGAAGGTAGGGACCAACCAGTTCGAGTTCCGTCAAAACGATTGGAAGGACCGCTTGGTTGGGGACGAAGATAGTAACCCAGACCCCAGCTTCGTCGGTCAAAGATCAACAATATGTTTCTTTTCAAAGGTCGACTAGGTCTTCTGTCAGGTGAGAATGTTATCCTGTCTGAAGTGGCAAAACTTGAGAACTTCTATAGAACCACCGTGGTTCAGCTCCTGTCCACAGACTTGATTGATATTGCATCCACGACAGGCCGAGTTTCAACTCTGTATCACGCAGCGTCGTTCTCTGACGAATTGATCCTCTTCTCGGACAAGCAACAGTTCCGTTTGTCCTCGGCCAACGTCCTATCCGCTGAAACTGTGGGCATCACCAACTCGACAGGATACCCGTGTTCAACTCTGGTTGCCCCTGTGACCGTTGGGTCAAGCGCATATTTCATCGCGGAGGGTGCCACGAACTCGCTCGCACGGGAAATCTTCATCGACGGTGATCGTGAGACAGTGAGTGGTGAAGACATCGCTGTTCAGGTTCCCAGCTACATTCCCTTGAACATTCGAGGGCTGGCCGCATCCACAGCGGCTGACGTGTTCTTGGCCCTTTCTGAGGACAAGCCCAACGAACTCTACGTCTACAAGTGGTACATCACGGAGCGGAAGAAAATCCAATCCGCATGGTGCAAGTGGACCTTCGATGAGAATGTGAACATCGTGGGAATGGGGTTCCTCGAGGGATACCTCTACCTCGTCTACAAGGTGGGCGATGATGTGCGTATTGACCGTATCTTGATAGAGCCTATTCTCGAAAAGGAACTGTTGCTCGATCACCAGATCACCAAGGCAGACTTCACGTCGATCACCTACGACGGGACGCCGACGAGACAACCGTTGTGACCCCCCTACGACACCCCTGCGATCCTCGAGTTCTACAAGACCGATGCAGGGGCATTTACGACATACGACGGTGTTACCAAGTCAGCCGCAAACACCTATGTGATCCCCGGTGACGTAACGGCTAACCAAATCACCGCAGGGATCAACTACGAGTTTCTCTATGAGTTCTCAAGTCAGTATCTCCGAGAGAAAGGCAGTGGAGGTGAAAGCCCCATCCAAGATGGGCGGCTACAGCTCCGTTATTTCTCTGTGATCTATACCAACACGTCTTACTTCGAGGCTCACGTTACCCCCAAGGGCAGCCAAACGTCGGTATCCGTGTTTAACGGTAGGCTCTTAGGTGACCCTGATAACGTGGTCGATCTCAATTCCAAAGGATACAGGAGAGTTCAAGTTTCCAGTGTTTGCTCAAAATGAGGAAGTGATCATCCAACTGAAATCCAACCAACCCTACCCGGTATCCATTGGCTCCGTTGAGTGGACGGCTGTTTATAAGCAAAAGGCTAAGAGAGTATAATGACCAATAAAGGCTACGTCAGAACTGCAAATAGCGCAGACATCCATATTGTCGCTCAAGACATGCGGGATGCTGACGTGGCCGAGGTCCAAGCATACTCAGGGCACACCCCAGAGCAGGCACTCGAGAATGGCCTCACATACCCCGGTTGCACCACGAGGTCGATATGTCTTCCCACTGGTGTCCCCGTCGGTATGTTCGGGGTTGTCCCCACAGATCAGCCTAGGGTCGGCGTCATATGGATGCTGGCCTCGAAAGGTATAACTCAAATCCAACGGCAGTTCCTAAGGGAAAGCCGAGGTGAGATCAACGGCCTCATTCGAGGATACGATCTCGTATTCAATTTCACAGATGCCCGTAACACTACCCACCACAGGTGGATCAAGTGGGCTGGCTTCACGATTATCAAGAAACACGAGAACTTCGGGAAAGAGCAACGACCGTTCCTCGAGTTCACCCGCATAGTGGAGAAAGATTATGTGTGAACCAACCACACTGGCGATTACACAGATGGCCTTGTCCGCAGCGGGGAGCATGTCAGCCATCAAAGACCAGAATGACGCAGCGGCGGCTAACAGAAGAAACGCCATCACGCGCAGAATAATAAGATCGAGGACCAAGGTCGCCAATACATCGAGCAGAACCGTTCGTTGATCCAAGGGGGCTTCGATAGCGTCCTAGCGGGCCGAGCGGCTCAGGCCGACGCTTATACCGCTGCTATCGCCAACGGCGTACAGGGTAACTCGGTGAAGGCCATGCTCTCCGATCAGCGTATGGCCTCCCAGCGGAACACCCAGCGCACTAATCAAGAGATGTCTAGCATCTCGGATCAAACCGATGCGAACTTCAGAAATATCCGTGCTGGTACCCAAGGCAAGATCAACTCAGTGTCCACCACCAGTTTCGGATTGGGGGACGCAGCGAAAGCACTCACCCCTATCGTCCGTTACGGAATGGAGTAACACATAATGGCACCTCGCAATACACGGGTAAATCCCGAAGTCGAAGTCCGAAGCCCAGCGCGTAGTTTCGCTAAGGTCCTCGACAATTACTATGCCCCTTCGCGGGATCGCCGGGGTGAACAAGCATTCCAACAGGGCTTGAACGCGTTTGGGGGTCTCCTCGAAGAGAAGGCCGACCGGCTCAAATCCCAACGTCGCGAAGATGAAACCCAACAGGGTGTCGCAGACGCAATGCGTGAACAAGCTGGTGAGGAAATGAAGGGCGTCAAGACAGGCTCCATCTTCCCGCCAGAACTCATCGTTCTACATGGCTGGCCTCAATGAAACCCGTGGTAAAGCCGCAGCAGAACGCTTTAAGCAGGAAACTGCTCGAGCCTACGAAGAGTGGTCCGGCAAGTACGATGACGATAGCGGAGATGGCTTCCGACAGTTCATGAACGACCGCGTGGGCAACTTCATAGACAGCCTCGGGGACGACCAGAACAAGATCGCTGGGGCACTCCCGATCATCAACGAGACAGCCCGTAACTACGCCACACACCACACTGCGTTCACCAATAAGCGCCTCGAACAGGAAAGCATGGAAGCGTACGACGAGATCGTCTCAGGGGTATTCAATGACCTCGCGACCGTCGACCTTGACATGGAAACGGCCATTGACGCTATCGCAAACGAAGCTGACATGATGTACACCACTGACGGTGCCCAAGCGAACGACCGAGTGGTCGAAGCCTCGATCCGTCATGCGAACATCCACAATGATCCCACGTCGATCCTCGTGATGGCAAAGGCCCACGATGCGGGAAAGCTCAAGCTATCCCTGACCAACCGTGAGCGTCTTGCAGATGCTATGGACGCGGTAGAGGCTGATATCCAACGCAATGCCAACCGCGAGAGAGCCAAGGACACCGAAGCTCGTAAGATACGTGAACGCGAAGTCACCTCGGCTTGGTATGAGCAGTTGCAAGATGACCCGTATACCGACATCACTGAGTGGACATCTCAGAATGGCGTAGAAGGTGTTCATTTCAAGGACCTTGAGAGCCTGCAATCAGCAATGATGCGAGGTGCTGAGGCTACCGATCCTACGATCACCACACAGCAACGTATCGAATTCGAAGAGGACCTGTACTAACGCAAAGACACGAACAGAAAAGATCGATGTACTTAAAACTTCACTGCTGCAAATCCAACGGCCCTGACAGGTAATGGAAATTCTCCAGATATGTAGATCATTCCTTCAAATCCACTGATGAAGGCTCGATCATCAACGATCCCATAATCCGTCGGTTTCGTAAGAGCTTCGGGGATACACTCGGGACATTCTCTGAGGGCAACAAATACCTCAGCACGGACCAATCTCCGTTCCTCAAGACCCAAGGCATCGAAATGTATAACACATTCATGCTGGCCAAAAGTGGGAAAGTGGATATGTCGGACCCCTCTGCACTCGTGGAACTCCATGAGCAAGCAGAAGCGTTTGCCATCAAGGAACTCACCAAGATGTTTCCTAATCAAATGGGTCAGAAGACGGAAAGCCAGCCAGAAGCGGGTGCAGTCCTAGGTGTCCCCGGTGAACTGGAAGAACGCCAAAAGGAAGTCGAAGCGGCTGCTGCGGAAGAGTTCAAAAAGATGGTTGGCGGCGACGAAGCGGAGACCGAAGGTGTTCAAGGCGAAGATACACTAATCGAGCCTACTGACGCTGAACCTGTTGAGATCGATCCACAGGCACTGGAAGAAGAACCAGTGCCATTCGATGATCCCGATACTGATCAGGAATACTCTCCAACTCGAGAAGGTTTCTATGGCGAGATGATCCACCGATTTACCGATGGTGAGGACACTCGGACAACACTGGACTCTGCTACACGTGTCCTTCAGGACAACCCTGATCTTGAAGAGGGCGTCAACCGTTTGGGCACGAAGTACAATGTCCCTCCCATGGCTCTCATGGCGATCATGGACTTTGAAACAGGTGGTTCATTCGATCCAGCAGAACCAAACCAAGCAGGGTCCGGTGCAACTGGTTTGATCCAGTTCATGCCTAAGACAGCCCGAAGCCTAGGTACAACCACTGCTGAACTGGCTCAGATGTCCCAAACTGAGCAACTCGTGTACGTCGAGAAATACTTCGACCAATTCGGGTACCGCCTCTCGGGGGGCAACGTGGACGACATCTATATGGCCGTCCTTTGGCCAAGCAATCGGCAAACCCGATGGCTACGTTCTCTTCCGTCGTGGCACCAAGGCCTACGGACAGAATTCAGGTCTCGATCACAGCGAAGACGGAACCATCACGAAGTACGAAGCGGCCACGAAAGTGAGGCGCACGTTCTACGGGTATTAAACTAAGGAAACCCCCAAATGGCAGATTATGAAGAAATCCCTCAGCAGGCTATCGACAGCCTGTTAGACAACCCTGAGAAAGCCGGTGGCTTCGATCAGGTGTTTGGTAAGGGACGGGCAGAGGAGGTTCTCGCAAGCCGTGACCCTCAGCCCAAACCTAAGGCCAAGAAGTCCCCTGAGATGGGGTTCTTTGAGACGATATGGGATGTAACAGGCCGTGCCGTTGGGTCCGGTTCCGAACGAGCCGTCAACGAAACCTTTGACGCTGCTGAGAGCTTCGACCGTTGGGCCTCCGCCAATCTTGACTCCATCGGTATTCCTTCGCGTCTACAACTCGTGGACAAGGACGGCAACTTCGACTTAGACCTCAAGTATAGCTATGAGGTTGACATGGATGCCCCCTCGTATGGTGATCTGAATATCGATATGTTCGATGATCCTAAAACCACCACAGGCGGCCTCGTATCAGGTATTGCCCAGTTTGGTGTGGGCTTCTTGGGTGCCGGAAAGTTCACCAAACTGTCCGGTATCCGTGCTATGTTCGTCAACAGTGCAATCTCTGATGCCTTGGTCTTCGATCCAGACCACAAGAACGTCATGGGCATGCTGGACGGATTGGAAATCGACACAAGTGCCGTACGGGAAATCCTCGCGACCGACCCAGACGACCCTGAGTTCATCAACAGGTTACGCAACGTGGCCGATCCTGCCGGCGTTATTGATAACTTGGAAGTCATAGACGGGAAAATCGACACAGGTGCCGTAGGGGAAATCTTTGCTACCGACCCCGACGATCCCGAGTACATCAACCGGCTACGCAACGTGGCCGAGGGTGCAATCATTGGTGGTATCTTGACAGCCATCGGTTTCGGTATCAAGGCCGTTCGAGCAGAGAAGATGGGAAACCCCACGGAAGCAAGGCGTCTCAGCGCCCTTGAGAAGGAAGCACTTAAGCCCCTAGATGACGCCCTGCGTGAGCAGGCGATCAAGGAAACTGACGAGGCAAAGGAAACCCTCAAGACCGCTAAGGAGATGTTTGGGGACGACTTCGCGACACCTAAGGTCGATCCTGATGTACAGGCCAACAGGGACCTTGGGGGCACACCCTCGGTTCGCCCTGAAACACCCACAGAACCCGGCAAGAACCGCATCTACCTGCCGCCTGAGAAGGCTGAGAAGATCAGGTTGCAATCCGCTCTGGCGCGTGACAAGAGGCCTCGGGTGAGAAGCTTACGGACCTCTCGTGGCGCTCGCCTGCGACCATGAAGGACCTTGACGCGGTATCCGACGAGATCGCAGGGGTCTCGGCTGTTCTCAAGGAACAGATCATGAAGGCCAAAGGTGGTGACGTACAGAGTCTGGCAACCATCCAGATGAAAGCCGCAGAGTCCAAGCGTCGTCTCATGGAGCAAGCCTCGGACCCTGAGGCACTCATGAAGACACTCCAGACCACCTACAAGGGGGACCCTGAAGGTATGGCAGCTGAGATGATCGCTCGAGAGGACTTCACGATGTCGCTCGGCAATAAGATC